TCGATGCTCATGTAAAGGTCCTCGACGGAAAATGAGGTCGGATCGATGTCATCTGGAAACAGAATGTCGAACGACTGACTCAAATCCTGGCCAATCCGCCGTCTTGGAATGACCTTGATCTGATCGAGCTGAAGGGCTGGAACTGCATCCAGAAGAGGAGAAACAGGTGGAGGTGTCAGCAGGTTCAAAATGCCGGTGGTGAATGTCCACTGGTAGCTGACATTCATCGATTCGCCGGCGGGGTTCATCACGTCTTCGGTCGAAAGGGACGCATCAGCGCCCAGCAGCATCGCCGTGTAGAGCGTGTTCTCCTGGAAGTGTCTTGTGGGTGTGAAGGTCGCAATCGTGCGACCTGTTGAGTCATCTGCGAACGACCAGGCTCCTTCAACATTGAATGTTGAAGGAGCGGCCTCGCCAGCAACGAGCTGGCCCGATGTGAGAACTTGAGTTGGAGCGGGGAACGTCAACGAGAACGTGCTATCGTTCAGCGTCGAGGTGTCGAGCGCCTGGTCGAAAGCGACGATGATCGCCTGGCCAAGAACCACATCAGTTTCTTGATCGGACGGCGTTGCCTGAAGTACGACGGGTGCGGACATTCTTCTTGGCCTTCTTCGCAGACTTCTTCGCGGGCTTCTTGACAGGCTGTTCGCTGGACTCCACTACCTCTTCGGTAATGGCGCAGAGACCTGTGGTCTCGGTCTCGAAGTCAACGCTCTTGAGCGTGCCAGTCGTCCGGATTTCGCGCTCGAACCGCTTGGCTTCAGTCTTGGATCTGGGAGTTGCGATGTAGAGGTTGCCGCGGCGATCGCGGCCGACGAATACCTTCTTGCCGGTGTCTTCTTCGGTGATTGCCGAGGTCTGGCCACCGGTTCCCTTGAACCCTTTGGTGGCCATGTCCTTGCCGGTGACGTCAATCAGCTTCTTCTCTTCCAATGCCTTGCGGATCGGAATCTGCTGAGACTGTTCGTCCACAATACCGATGGGCCGGTTCGGGCCCAGGACGAAGCCGCCACACTGGAAGGTCTTCACCAGGGCGGTGTTCAGCATCAAGGTGTGACCTACGAGGTCGACAGGTTGTACAAGCTTCCGGCGGCTCGGCGCCTTTGCTATCGAGGCCAGCGTTTTCTTGAACTCTTCGCTGCCGGGCATCACGATCAGACTGGACATAGGATCTCCACTTCCGAGTGTCGATAAAGGCGGAGATCTACCAAAGACTCAGGGTTGGCCAGGCGGAAGTTTAAGGCCTCCGCCTGGACATGATTTGGTTAGCTGGCCGCGGGAACGGCGGGAGCTGCGGGTGCAAGCGCGGCCTGGAACTTGGTCACCTCGGCCTGCACCGCCTGCGCGGCGGTCTCAATCGCGGGGTCCACGTTCGGCGAGTTGGCGATGGTTGTGTTGAGCGTGGTGACCTGTGCTTGAAGACTGGCAAGTCCGGCCAGCACCAGCACATCCTCGGCCTGAAGCGCCGCGACCGCTGTGTTAAGATCGTCGATTGCTGCCATGAAAACCTCCTTGGTTACATAGGGTGGGTGTTTGTGTCTAGGCCGATTGAATTTCGTATACATCGGGCCTCGCTGAGAAACGGTTGCAGGTCACTACACGAAGGGCGGCGGTTGCCCGCCGCCCGATGGTTGCACAGAACTGACTGTTGGTTAGGCGTTGACGTTGAGCGGGTTGGCCGGATCGAAGATCGGCGCCGTGCCCAGATCGGTGTAGGTGCTGTCCGAATCCGACAGGTTGTACACGGTGCGGGCGGGCATCACGAACTCGTTCGGGCGGATCTTCACGTTGCGGGCGACCGCGATGGCCTGACCCTCGTTGAGGATGCCGAAGCCGTAGGTCTCTTCGATCGACATGTTCTGGATGTTGTACTGGCCGTCTTCCCAGCTCTTGACATGAGGCTCTTCAGCCACAATCAGGGCACCGAGGTTGCGGCTGTTGAACATCATGATGTCGGTCGTGCGCTGCTCGGGATCGAAGTTCACGAACGGGCTGACCAGGATCCGGAAAGGAATGCCGAGGTAGTTCGGCAGGATCGGGGCCGACGTCATGTTCTGGTAGTTGCCAGAAGTCGCCTGCGACACTTCGCCGCCGGTGAGGTGACCGTTGGTGTACTGCCCGGTCTGGCCTTGGCCGATGCCGAGTCCGCCGTTGTTGTAGAACTTGTTGCCAAGCACAGCGAGGTTGCCGGTGAAGTTGGCGAAGAAGCTGCCGCCGCCTGCCTGGATGGCAAACTCACGGAGGACAGGATCCTTGACCCACATCAGCCACGCCATCGGGTGGACCAGGAGCGTGTCGGGCACGAAGCCGTTGAGCAACACAGCCGCGTACATGTCGAACACGTCGTCCACTGTCATGGAGCCGTTCAGCACGCCCTTGTAGTTACGGCCGGTCGTGACGCCCTTGATCGGCTGCAAAGTGGAGCTGGACAGACGGGAGTTCGGGTCGTTGTCGAAGACCAACGTGCCGAGCTTCGTGATGAAGTCGAAGATGTACTCTTCCTTGTGACGCGCGAGAGCATTGCCGGCCAGACGCAGCCAGAAGTTGATCCAGGGATAGGCCGATTCCTCGACGAACCGCTTGGCGATCTTCAGGCGAAGGCCGTGACGCTTGACGGTCACCCCGAAGGACTGCGCACCACCAATGTTGATGTTGTAGATCGGCAGATCCATACCGTCGCCGGTTTCCTCTGCACGCAGAGGCTCGACGGCCGGGAATACGGTCATCATGCCGGGCTTGTACTGGATCTTCTGAAGCAGGTGGGTGCCGATCAACATCGGCTCGATCCCTTCCTGCACGATGGTCGTCATCGCCTTCGGAATCATGAAGGCAGCGTTCTGGATGTCCAGGGCATCGTTGATGTCGACATTCTTATCGGCGACCGGGTCCCACCCGTTCGTGCGGAAGATTGTCGCAAACCGATCCTGCAGTTCAAGTTCTGCCTTGAATTGTTCGGGAGTGACCTTGGTCTTTGACATGTGAAAAATACCCTCCTCAGGGCGGTTTGGTCCAACGTGGGCCGGCGGATTGTAAAGGTGTGCGTCAGAGACCGCAGTTATCGTTTGGTCTCGACTTGGATATGCTGGCGACACCGGCGATCGGGGCATTGGAATGCCCCGGCGATCTCACCTGCTGGGTTCTTCTTGACCACAAGCTTGTCGCAGACGCGGCCTGTGCCATCGGAGCGTTTTGCCATGCACCGCAGACCGTCGCCCTTGACATACGCTTGCCCATGGGTGATCACGATCTGCGGCATGGAGTCTCCAACCAACTGTTAGTAAGGTGAGTGTGCCTGGATTACAGGAGCACGCGGACCAGGACGTAGGTGCCGTACTCGGGCCGGGCCTGAGTCTTCTGCAACTGAGAGGCCTTGTAGATGCCGTCAGTCGTCAGATTCAGGTCGTAAGGCAGGCCGGCAGTGGCCGAGCCGCCCATCATGATGGCCGCCGGATTCGGATCGGTCATCGGGCCAACCATGCGAGACGGATCCCACAGGGTCTTGATGCGGTTCGAGAACCCGATCTTGTTGATCATGTTCACGACGCCGATGATGCGACCGACCAGATCAACCGGAGAGTTGACTGCCGGGTTGAACACCGTGTAGTTGCCCTGGTCGTTCTGGAACTGCGAAAAGGTCACGCCTGCGCCGGTGGTGGGAAGGCCCGTGAAGTGGGCGAAGGTGCGTCCATAGCCCTGCACGTAGCCCTGAATGCCGTCGGTCGTTGCGTCTTGCTGCAGCGTGTTCGGCGTGGCGCCAATCCACGGCACCTTCAGCACATACTGGGTCTGGATGGCCGTGCCCATCTCGTGCATGTAATTCATGACCTGGAATCCGATGGGGTTCAGGCCTTCGAGGCGGTACAGGATGCCGCCGGCGAGCGAGGTGTCGATGATCTTCACGCCGCCGATGTACTGGAAGACGTTCCGAGTGCAAACGCCGATCGGACGGGCTGTGCCGTACGAGTAAGGGACTGCCGTGCCCACATGGCCCACGTCGTCGATGTCGCTGGTGAAGACGAAGGAGTTGGTGCCGGCCAGGAGCGCGCCGTCAACCACACCCGTGAGGGTCAGTGTGGTCGTGGTGGCCGCGATGGTCACAGCGTTCAGGTTGAACACTGCGGTGTAAGCAGCCTGTGCCGCAACTTGGGTGGTCTGGGCAGTCGCCAGGTTGGCCAGAGCGGTGTTGTAGGCCGCCAGAGCCGCAGACTGGTTGGCAAGGTCCGTCGCCGTCACTGTGTTGCCGGCCGTGGTCACAACCACATTCGCGGCGGTGAGAGCGGTGTTGGCAGTCGTCACAGCGGTGTTGGCTGTGGTCAGCGCGGTGTTCGCGGCGGTGAGAGCCGCGTTGGCAGCAGTCACAGCGGAGGCAGGAGCCAGGGCGGTAATCGCTGCAGTCACAGCCGTCGCAGCCGCGGCCAGCGTCCCGTTGAACTCAACCGTGGCAGGCGTGCCGGCCGCGCCAACCTGGAAGACCAGCTGACCGACGAAGGAGTCGCCGGCCGCAGCCAGGGTGTAGACCAATGTCGACTTGGTCGCAGCGGCGGAGGGGGTGAGCACCGGAACCAGCGGAACATTGGTGGCAGACCCGGACAGCGTCGTGCCAGTCGTCACGCTCGGGAACAGGGTGCAGTTCCAGGCCCAGTTGATGTCAGTCCAGCTGACTGCAATCACGGTGCCATTGGTCAGAGTGACGTTGCCAGGCGCGGCGTCGGCAGGAGCTGCCAGAACGCAATGGTCGCCAGGAGTCACGGCGTTGCCGGTGCGAGGATCAATGGTGAACTGATCGATCGATCCCGCTCCCCACTGAATGATGCACCACACGTTGGAACCGGCGGGAGTCTTTCCGCATTGCAGGCCGGAAGGAACGAGCGCGCCACTCTTGTCTTGCCCAATCAGATGCTGCGAGCTGAGCACGACAGACGCCAACTTCGGATGGCCTTGATCCTGACGCAGACCCGGCAGATAGGGTGCCGGATACGGAACAGGCAGCCAGGGCTTCAGGGGCTCAGAGAGCTCCAGGTCCGGGGTCGTCTGACCGATACGGTCCTGCCCGAACAGTTTGCCGGTGTACTGGTTATTGAGATCGACTGGCATGATAGTTTCTCCTGCAACCTAAGTCGTGGTTGCTTAGCTGAGCTGCACACGGCCGTAACGAACATCGGCGATGTACCGCTCGCGGTCCGTTGCGTCGTGAATGTAGGTGAGCATGCGCTGAAGCTTTTGGGTGTCTTGCACCGTGAGCGCAGGGATCAGGGCCGGATCGCGGTCCGTACCATCCACCTCATCTACGTGAGCGTTGTCGTTTACCGTGGTTCCCTGGTCGGTGCCAGCTTTCCCCGGTTCGGCCGCGGTGCTCCATTGCAGCTCGGCGAAAAGATCGGTCACAGCGTCTTTCAGACTCTGGATATGGCGTTTGGCGAACTCGGCAATCTTGTCCTGGATCTGCGTGGGATTGAGGCCGGTGTAGCCATCCTTCTTCCGCAGGCAGTTGTGCATGACCAGGGTTGTTGCCAGACTGGTCTTCGAGTCCATGAGAACGGCGGCGAGCACACGATCCTTGGTGGCGACCGATGTCCTGATCACGGCCAGCTCGTCGGTCAGGCCGAGGACGGCCTCGTCCTTTTCGGCAAGCTCGTCCTTGGTGACGAGCAGGGAGTCCTTCACATTCTCGGCGAGGTACTTCTTGGCCCAGTCGACGTAACGGTCCTTGTTCCACCGCTCGCCAATGGCACTGTGAAGATCCTCGATCTTGTACTGCAGGCCGTGAGTGTCTGAGCTAGCCACCTTGTGGTGCTTGTCCAGGCATTCGTAATGGCCAAGAATCTCCTTGACCACTGCGGCCCGGGTGTCCTTGTCGCCATCTTCGGCGTCGAAGAGATTCAGCCCGGCGGCCAGAGCCGTGAGTTCGTCACTGATCTCGATGCCCTCGGTGGCCGTGGTATTGATCTTGTCTTCGGTCTTGGAGGCCACGGAACACTTCAACGTCTTGCCCTTTCTCTCAACGCAGGCCCGGATCTTCTCCTTGGCGCCGTCGCTGATCTTGGCCCGGCCCAGCAGCCGGAGGGCTGCGGTGTGATGCGCGCAGTCTTCCACGGGGAAGGTGCGATTCGGGCCACAGAAGGACTTGCCACCCAGTTTCTTGCGGGCTTCCGCATCCAGCTTGGCGTCCTTGATCTGTTCGTCCTTGAGCTCGCCGCCGGTGCCCGCGGCATCCATCTCGGTGCAAAGCTCGTCGTAAACCTTCTGCTCGTCGGCGAAGAATGCTTGGTCCTCGTCGGTCAATGTGAATCCCGACCAGTCGCAAACCCCGTCCACGCATTCGGTTGCTTCGGCAACCGCTGTCGTAATGGCAGCCGCATCGTTCACGCCATCGGCTACTGCGGGAACTGCAGCGAGATCGGCGTTCATGCAGGCATCGTCAATCGCAACCGGATCAGCCTTGCTCGCTTCCCTCTTCCAGCCGTTCTTGCGGATCTTGGCGGTGAGTGTGGACTGCAGACTGCGCCGGGAGGTCTTCTCTTCGTCTGACTCAGGTGCCCAGGCCGTGAGTTGATCTTGCAGATCGAATGCTTGCGCTGCCGTCAAATCGGGGCTCTTGAGAGTCTGTTGTGCGACGGCCACATCAATCGTCATCTTTGGTTCCTCGTATTCAATCACGATGTCCGACTCGTACAGGCTGTCGGTCAGTTTGAGGCCCCTATCGATAGCAAACTGCTGGTCATCGAGAGGCAGACCAAGGAAGAACATCTTCTCGAGGGAATCCTTCAATTCGTAGGACTTCACCTGAGCAAACGGGTCGGCTCCAAAGTTGACGAAGCTGAGTTCCTTGTACTTGAACCTTCCCGAGATCAGGAAGGCCATGCGCCCATCGACGATCTCACCGGGGCGGTGTTCGCACTTGTCCTCCGATGCCCAGTCGGTGTGGCAGATGGAGCAGGTGGCCGAGTCAGTAATCGCACCGGCAGAAACGCACAGATACTCGTCACGGAGTATCTTCTGAATCGCTTCAGGGTTGGTCAGAGTCAAACCCAGTTCGATATGACCGATGCCCTGGTAGCCCTTCACGCGGGCCAGGTTGTCCTGAATCCAGTCCACCGTCTTGAACACGTTGAACTTGCCGCCGGTCTTTGAATCCCGGTTATAGAAGACTGAATCCTTCAGAACCGGAAAGTCCCTGGCGTACTTCCAGGAGTCGTCGATGTACTTGGCCTCACGAATCCGGCCCAGCACGTCGCCTTCTTTGTCGTGCCCGCGAAGAACGGGAAGCGGTGCGACCCCTTTGGGAATCCAGGTCTGAACCGCGTCCTGCATGCAATCGGGACGATAGAACTTGCGATTGCCCGTTACGATGCCGGCGTGAGTCGCGTCCACGCGAACGAGCAGGCTGTGGCCTGTCTCGGACTTCGAGTCCTTGCACTCGAACAGGAATCTCTTGTTCTCAAGAACCGCGCTCGGACGAAACGTCAGAAAGTCGTGGATCTTGAGCCAACGGCGTTCGCTCAGCATGTCCAACCTTGTATGAAACCAACTGTTAGTTAGTCGCCCGGGTAACAGGTACTGTCCGGCGCCCCACTATCTAACGATTGAGAGGGATCTCAAGCAGGAAGGGACCTCCCTGCGGGATGGGCTGAATCGATGCATTGCTCTGGAACAGAGCGGACGCATCCTGCGCAAGTGCCTGTTGCAGCGGAGTCACTCTGGAGTTCTGCATCCCAGGACCGTTAAGCTGCACGACCGGCAATGGCATATTCAAGTTCGGCATCATCTACCTCGTCTTCCAATTCCGCTCGAAGAAGCACGGAAAGAAGCTCAGGATCAGAAGTTTCAGCAATCACGGACTTCAATGAACTCAGTCCGGCGGCTCGTTCCTGTCTAGTATAGGAATCACCAACTGAATCGGTGATTTCGCGCTGGTTGAGTCGCGCAACGATCTCATCGATGATCTGACCGCTTGCTTTGCGCCAGTTCTTATCCACATTGAGACCATCGGCAATCAGTCGGTCCCGACCTTGCACCAAGCCTTCATAGATATCGCTCATGAGGCTGTCACTGTTCTTGCCTGGGCCCAGCTTCGATCCATGCTGGTTGGCCGGCCGCATCTTATTGGCGGTTGCCGCGGCGGTCTGAGTTGTCTTCTTGGCCGTGCCTCCGCGCGGGTGACCGGCGCCGGTACCCTTGCTGGCCCGGCGTGAGCTGGCATTGGCCACGGCGACCTTCGCCTTGGCAATGACAGGCAGATGTTTCGCCTGCGCTTCGAGACTCTGTTGTTCGTGGCTGGCCTTGACCTCGGACAGCTTGGCCTGGGCTTCCATCAGCTTCATCTGGGTTCCGGCCAACGCCTTCTGGTTCTTCACATCCTGTTCGCCGATCTCAATGGCCGATGCGGTCTTATACTTCTGGATCTCGCGTTCAAGGCGAAGCACATGGAGAGCGAAGTGAGTATCGTTCTGCTCCGTCTTGCTCATCGGCTTGAGGTTCATCCGCTTGCGGGCTTCCGTCTCGGTGAGCAGGTGGGAATTGAAGAGAGCCATCACATGCGTCTCTTCCTTGATCCGATTGTCGAGATCGAGTTCGTGGAATGCCAGCTTGGTGCGCGCCACGCCCTTCTGCACGGATGTCGAGTAGTTGGCTTCCTGGAACCATTCCTTGAAGATGAACATCCGGATCTGATCGGCCAGCTCGTCGAGGTCGGCCTTGATCGAATCCTTCAGGTTCTGCGAGATGTTGTCGGCGGTGGCGCGGGTGGCGTCGGCGCCTTCGCCCATATCGATGGCGCTCATGCCCAGGCCGATGTAGACCCGGGACTTGAAGTGCTCCACCAGGGCCTTGAAGTCAAGAGACTTGCCGTTGGCACCAACGGCGGTGACGGTGACGCGCTCATCCGTGACAAACACGCCCTCTTTGGGCATGTTCTCGATCTGGAAGCGCACCATATCGATCTCGGACTCACCGCCCGGACCATAGGTGCAAGGAGCCTTCTCGTTGCCAACCTGAACGTGAAACAACGGGAACAGGTGGTTGATGAACAGGAGTTCGATGTTCTCTTCAAGCCGGCGCAAGGCGAAGATGTCATCCCGGACGGCGATGGTGCGCGGCGTTCCGAAGATGTGACCAGGCTTGACGTCCCACTTCAGGTGGATGATGTCCTCAACCGGGTAATCGATCCACGGAATGCCGTGGTCGAAGATGCGGCGCCACTTGCTGATCTTCCCCTTCTCCAGATAAGGGTGCATCGTGTGGGCGGGGATGATCACATAGGCAGCGACTGGGACTCTGCCGCCCTCCTTCTTGCTCACCGGGGAAGCGTCTTCCTTGCGGATCTTGAGGAGGAAGCAGTTGGAACACAGGAACAGGTTGCGCAGAACGCCCTTGATGAAGCTCTCGAAGCTGCGTTCGGTGACGAATTCAAACGCATTGATGCGAGTCTGGATGTAATCGGCGTCTTCCTCGCGGTCGCTCATGATCTCGTAGCCCGCGCGCGCGGCGAGCGCCAGCTTGCGAGCCACGGCCTGCTTGACGTAGACCTCGGTGTCAGAGATGGCGTGCGGTTCGCGCATGTCATACTCCGGCATCAGGATGCCGTTCCACATATAGTAGGTGCCGATGTAATCGGCTGCCTTGTCGAGCTTGATCTTGTTCAGGTCGCCGTTCAGCATCTTGCCGGCGTCCTCGATCTTCATGCCTTCCATCAGCTTGTCGCTGATGTTGCGTTCTCCAGTCGACCGTTCAACAGGCTGAAATCCTCTATCGGTATACGAGGCGGTCCTGCGCCCCAGCCCTTTGATGTTGGGCTCGATGACCTGGCCGGCGATCGTCCGGCGGATCACAGCGGCTTTGCCAGGCTTGGCCTTGGTGGACGTGCCGTCAACAAAGGCCATAAGCCGTTCCTGCCGGGCCGCCGCATTGTCCTGAAGAGTGGTGTCTGGTGTGCGTGGCATTAGCTCACTGCTCCGATGGTGGGTGCTTGTACAGTCGACGAGGATGCGACGATCAGGTTCACGCCGCCCTTGGTCAGAACCGTTTGCACGTTGCTGGGCGGTGCGGGGACTGTGGGAGAAACTGCCTGCATCTGGCCGTTGGTGACAACGAAGGAAGTGCCTGTCGTCGAACTCATGCCGCTGAGGATCTGGCTCACAGCCGCGGTCTGAGTGACAGAGTTTGTGGCGCCTACCGCAGGTTGGCTGCTGTTGTAGGTCATCACGGCCTTGGCCAGTTGGGTCAGTGTGTTCAGGGCCTGAGTGCTGGCGATGATGTCCATCTGGGTGTTCATGTCGCCGGTCCGGCGATTCAACAGCTTCTGGAACGATTCCTGAAGCACCATGACCCGGTTGCTGACTGTCGTGTTTGCCCAATCGAGGTGGGTAGCCAACGTCATCAGGCCGGGTGTCATTGGACCCGCCCCGGGAACCTGGAAAGTGCTCGCCGGCACCAGCGCAGACGAACTGACCGGCGCTGTCGGCAGGCCGCTGTTGTAGGCCAGAGAACAACCCTTGAGTCCGCCGGTGGTGTTGACGAAGCTCTGTCTTGCCCCGTTGACCACCACGTTGGCCATGGCCGCGGCTGCCTGGATCTGCGAGACCATCTGGCCAATATTGGATGTGCTGCCTTTGAGGGGCTGCACCGCGGTCTGCATGAAACGGTCGGCCATGATGACCATCCCGGCCGCTTCAGCGATGAGTTGAACGAACACCGTGCCAGTCATCCCGTTGACGATCGAGTCCAGGCGAGGCCCTTGTGAGAAGCCTTGAAGTGCCTGCAACATCGGGATCATCCTCACCAGATTGGTGGGAGGTTCCAGGAAGAACTGGTTCAGGACATTATTGACGTCCTGAGCGACAACTCCTACACCCGCAGTCAGTTGGTAGACCGACGCATAGGAACTTTGGAAGGAGTCGAGCGAGCTGTTCATGGTGCTCGCCAGCGCCGGCGAAACGTCCTGTCCCAGAATCGAGATCTGGTTTGGATTGTTGATGGCGATCGAAGGGGTTCCCGGCGATGCAATGACCGGATACTGTGACAGTTGGGCTGTCATGTTGTTGAAGAGGACCGCGTCCCCTTTCAATGGGCCCAGAAGCAGAGCGGTCTGGTATTGGGATTGTCCGCTGTTGACCAGGCCGCTTTCGATGGCTTGGTTGATTTGAGTGACGGCCGACGCCTGAAACGGATTCGTCTCGTAGGCAGTGCCGGTTCCCAGGCCCGATTCGATCTGCAATGCCGTCATCTTGGCATCGAGCATCCGGTTGTACATACTGACGGTAAGCGAGGTCGGCACCGGCAGGTTTGAATAGATCGTTTGCAGTGCCCGCGCGGTCTCCGGATCCACGGAAGGATCGAACTCGATGCCCAGCCCCGTGCTCATTGCAAGGATCACCTGCTGCAGGTACTGATTGGTGTCCAACAGGTCTGCCAGTCTGGCGATCAGCTTTCCGGCGGCCGACGCGCTCGCCGTGGCATTCCCGGAATTCGCCAGGCTGCCACCTGTGGCCAGACTCACAGGCACAGCAGCCTGTGCGGCGGGAATCGCCGCCGAGACGGTGGGCGGAGGGGTGTACTTGAACTGGATCGACTCGAAGGCCATTAAGAACTCGGAAGATTGTTGGCAACGACTGCGCTGCCGGTTGAATCGGAAAGGTCGTCGGGATTGACCGCGAAGGTCTGCTGGAAACCGACCAGTTGCTGGAAGGCATTGCCGACCGTTCCCATCGAATCCGTCGTATAGAGGTTCTTCTGCACATCCAGGTTGAGGGGCACTCTGGGCTGGATGAGCTGCCAGGCAATCTGCAGGATGTCGGCGGCGCTCGAATAGGTCGTCATCTCGTCGAAGAAGTCCTGCAACCCGAGGAATCCTCCCTTCAACCAGCTCAGTTGGCCGTTGTAGCCCAACTGCTGGAGGAACGGGAACTTGGACAACTTCTCAATGACCGAGACCGCGATCGGCATGTCGTAACTGGCTGCCACACTCGCCGCGATGTTGTCCTGGGGATCTCCGTTGGCCATTAACCACCACCAAAACGACGTCCGGCACTGCCAAATCCAGGCCGGGTTGAATTCTGAAAGAAGCTGGTGCGGGAAGGAACGCGACCATTGCCGGCGGACCCAGGTGAGTTGACAGGTGCCACGGTGTAGCTCTGTCTCGCCATGTGGAGCAAACGGTACTGCTCCTGCAGGTTGCTTTCTGGTTTGGTTCGCGCAGGAACACCGGAGGTCTCGCGTTTGAGTTCACGCATCCTCTCGGTGGCAGCCGGGGCTGGCGGCCCTGGTGCCTGGACAGGTGACGCCGCCTGCTGGCTAATTACAGTGGACGGCAATCCCCAGCCTGACACATGGGCGATTTGTATCAAACGCCTGACGGTTTCCTTGGTGTGCCAGAGACCGTAGTTCAATTCGATTCCCAGCATCGACAACATGAAAGCATCGAGATCGTGATCGCCGGAGTCGGCATCAGTCGAGTAGGTGTCGGCAGCTCCGCCCTTGGTCCAGGTCTTGACCCGGAAGCCACGAAGCTGTTCTTCGAGCAGTGCATACTCGCGCGAAACCTCCACCAACTCCATCTCGAAGGCCATGACCACGCCCTCGACCATGAACGGCTTGGTGCGCCGTTTGAGAATGTCGTCCTTGGGGTTGGGCAGGTACTTCGAGTCAGGGTCCCGGTTGGGAACCAGAGCGTTGGTCTCCAGCTTGGCGCCGAAGTCGACGACGTTGATGTACTTCAGCTTCGCGGTGTCCGAATCGAATGTGCCGGCCTGAACGCCGATGTCCTTGATGAGTTCGTCCTGAACGAAGCCGAAGCCGGCATCGACGTACACATAGTCGCAGTGCCAGAGCTTGTTCAGCTCCACGATCCTGTTGAAGGACTTCTTGGTCGTTGCCTTGTCGTCGTCGATCGCTTCGTGGTGAACCACGCGCCGTTTGCGGGTGGTGGGGTCGTATTGGGTGACCACAATCCGGGTGCCGGTGCCCTTGCCGTTCCAGTCGATCCCCATCACATGCCGCTTGTTCGGGTCATAGATGAGAGTCTTGAGGCTGTAGGGCTTCATGGCCCAGTCAACGAAGGCAGACTTGAACACGCCGGCGGTGGGATCGCCGAACTCGGCCAGCCACTCGTGACGATACTTCTCGAGGGTCTGGGCCTCGGCCAAACAGACTTCCTCGTTCAGCTGATCGGTCCCCCAGTTCGGGTGATCCATGATCGGGTGGAAGAACTCTTTGTAGTCCGGCAGCTTGTTGCACATCTGCCAGAACATCCCGCGCAGGCCGGTCGGGGTCGAAGAGCCGTGGAAGGTGATGTTCTTGAACCGACGCATCAGCGGCATGATGGCCTGGTAATCCTTGTCCGCCAGGTAGTCCTGCTCCTCCAGCCGGATACGCCGCGGGGATTGGCTACGGACGGAATCTGCGCCCTTGCCGGACTTCGATCCGGCCGTGAAGATCTTGATGACCGATCCGTTGCCGAACCGCATGTAGTAATAAGGTTGCTGCTTCTTCGAGATCAGGAAGTCGTTGCCGCCAAGCGCCGGCGAGTTCTCGATCTGGAAGACGATCTCATCCCACCACAGCTGGGCTTGCGCCTGGGAAGGCGCCACCACCATGACTTCGGTGTTCTTGTTGATGCTGATGAAGTGGAGTTCTTCGATGACGCCGCAGAGGGTCTTGCCCAGGCCACGGCCCCACCTGTCGACCTTGCGCGGGGAAGTGCAGCGGAGCGCCTCTTCCTGGTATACGCGCGGCGCGCAAGGCTCGATGTTGCCCTGATCGTCGCGCAGAACCATATACCTGGTGGACCAGAACGCCGGATCGTAGATCTCACGGATCTCGTCCAGCTCCATGTCATCCCCACGGGTGTGCAGGTCAGCCTGCATCGCCTCGTAATCGGGAATGTCATAGACGCCGAAGCACTTGATTCCGAATGCTTTGCCAGGATGCTTCTGCTTGTAGCCTGCGACACAGTCCTGGCACTGCTTACAGCCCAAGATCCGGCGCAGGACTCCCTCCTGGTCGGTGCCTGCAGCTTCGAAATCTCGTTTGATGGTGTTGGCAAAGAAGGTCTGATCATCCGGCGTGAGGCCGGCAACCAGATCCGCCAACGGAACGAATCCGGTACTCAAGTGGAATTCCTTGGAGAGATCCGCTGATTTGCCAGGCTGGCTCAGCGGACGAAGCCTTTGTAGGGTGCCTACTCTGGGTAAACACCAACTCTTAGCCGGTGCGGCGAACCGAGAGGGTGATGGAGCCGGCGCCGTCGTAGTTCGAGACCTGAAAGACCAGGGAACCACCGCCGATGAGCTTGCGCTGCTCGGCAAAGCCGGCATACAGGTTGCCGCTGTTGAGAGTCGACACATTGTTCCAGGTGGCGACGACTGTTTCGCCGTCCGCGAGGAAGACCGTGATCGTGCAGCTTGTGTGCAGATCGCTGAAGGTCGCATCCAACTCGATTGCGTTGGCGGCAACGTCGATCAGCCCCGAAGTTGCATTTGCCGTGATGGCCGTGAACACGGGAAGGCCTGACTCGAATTGGGTGGGCAGATCACCCACGCCGAAGCCGGCAAGGTTCCCGCCGTAAACAGGATGGGGTGTATTCAACACAGCACGCGGGTAGTTCAGGTACGAACAGCCGGGAGCCGGGTTGGGAATGGTGACGGGAGATCCCATGAGGCACTCACTTTCCGAAGGTTGAAGGTTGGGTTAGACGCGCTTCGCAAGGGCACGAGCTCCGAGCACAGAACCTGCTCCGAGGACACCGAGGGTTGCGCCGATCCGGGCGGACCGGGCCTTATCCTGGTTTCCGCCGTATGCCCAGTTCTTGTAGGCGCCGCCGACCCCGCCGGCAATGCCGGCACCGGCGACGATACCTGTGCCAATCGCGGCATTCCTTGCAATTCCAGGTTGTGACACCCGGCCAGCCGTCCATTTGGCTGCCGAGCTGAGAGAACTCCAAATTGCATTGAGTGGGTTGTTCACTTTGTCTCCATTACCGGTGAAGGAAGTAGGCCTCTTGGCCCAGGTAACGGCGGGCCGCCGAAGTGGCGCCGCTCATCTCATAGAAAGCCTGCATACGCAGGCGCTGGGCCGTCTCCGTGTCGGTGTAGTGCCCACCAAACTCCAGATGGCGGATCTGCCGACCAAGGTCAGTCACGGCGCGCACAGTGTTTCGGGCTCCCGCTCCGATTGCCGCATCCGGATAGAGGGACGCCAGCCATGCGAGAGTCCCAATCCCAGGTATAGAAATGCCAATTGCAGCCGCCGCAGTTGAAATCCCCATTGCCATTGCCCCTTGGAGGACCGGAGCAACTGCTACACCTGCTCCGATCCCCAAAGTCGTCGGAACGATCTCGCCGCGCTGGGCAGAAGACATTTCCTGCGCCATTGATTGGACATCGAGGGTAGAGCCAGGAAGTCCTACAGAAAGAGCGGCTCTTTTCCAATAGGGCGCTGGGATCGATCCAATGAACTGGACGGTGTTGGTGAAGTTGCTCTGCGCAGACTGAGTGAGCGTCGCCAGCATTAGTGCCGCCTTGAATGGAGACCAAAGACCACGTCTCCTGTGGCATTCATCGAACTCATACGCCGGCGCACGCCGGGCTCAGTCTCGTATCCTCCGGAACCGTCACTGACGGCGTGATCCTCGGCGGCATAGGAATCTTCGTGCGTAAAGGCGCGCGTCGCAGTACCGGCTCCAATGGCAGCGGCCGCCACAAGGGCAGCCTTCGCATACCAGGGAGATCCGCCCCAGAGTTTCGTTGCTCCGCGGGCAGCCAGAGTCGTTACGCCCCCGATGGCCGCGCCGGCGGCGGCTCCTCTGACGGGGTCGTCACTCAACTTGGAACCGATCAGGCCCCCAGCGACCGCGCCGAAGCCTGCCATGGTGAGAGGGTGACTCAGCATCCCGGTGAGCCCTTTGGTCTGAAAGGCACGGCTTATGGACCGGGTGGCACTCTCGCCGATGCCTCTGGCCGTTCCCCAGGCTGCGGGAGCCAGGATGTCACGGCTCTTCCACGCGAACGCTCCGACGCCGGCGGCCACGGCGGCCGTAGCCCCGCCTTGAACAATCGAGAATCCAAGCCGCTCAGGAGCAGGATCATCCTGAGCAGCGGCACTGGCGCGCGAAAAGCCGAATGCTCCGCCAAGAACTGCGGAGCCGGACATGACGGCGAGTGTTGCTGGAGCAAATCTGGGCAAGTAGCCTTCCGAATCTATTGGTTACGCTGCAGCCCGGAGAGCGCGTTGGGCCCATATAGAGAAGCCAGCAGCACCCACAGCGCCGGCTGCACCTCCGTACAGTGCCCCTCTTCCCATGGCACTGACTTTGTGGTTCTTCCGTCCGACGATGGCGCCCACCGCTGCGGAGCCGGCAGCAAACTGAGCACCTCCAGAAGCCGCGGCAAACCCGGCAGCTCGCCAGTTCGTTGCCCTCAGTGTGCTCATGATCGGATTGAAGGGATTGTTCACTTCGGACTCCTGGAAGCTGTCTAGTATAGGGTTCTGTTGGCGAATCCCCGAAGCGGCTTCTGCAAATCAAAACAAACGCCGTTTTACCGGCGTTGCGAAGCAGCAACCGTGATCAAGACGTTCCTGAATGGGTGACTTGGGCTGTTTTGCACGGCGCATACGACGCGCAAATCTTCACCAACGACCGCGAGAAGCTGGGAGCGGCGCTGGGGCATGATGTCTCGCACAGCAGCGCCCATGTGCCGGAGATGAAGCTGGAACAGAAGCAGGAGCAGAGCTTCGATTTTGGCTTGGGTCTCTAGTGAAACGGTTTGGGCTTAGAACCCCTTGCTGTGGTCGTGCCTGAAGTGCCAGTAACGGGGGCTGTTCCGTTGCTTCCCGGACCCCAATACCGCGCGCTTGCAGGTGTATCATTTTCGCAAGCCACTTTCAGGATGACTGGTCCCGTGCTGGCAGTTCGTCGGGCTGATGTGTGACAGGAAAGGGTAAGGTCATGAGGCTACAATTCATTCCCATCTGGGCATCCTTGGCGCTGCTGGCGGGGACTGTGGGAACATCGGCACAGTCCACCTCTACGGCGGATGCCCGAAAAGGCAAAGATCAACCATCTCCACGCCAGGTCAAGGTCGCAATCGACCCGCGATCTACGGGGGAAGCGCAATCTCTTTTAATCGTGAAAGGTTTTGGCAACTCATGCCCGAATGTTTCTATCGTTCGTGATGAATCTGAGGCAGAGTACGTCGTTCTCGCAAGCGAATCCGACCCGTGGCGTGGGTTTTTACTCCATTACTACATCACAGTTTATGACAAACAAGGGAAATTGGTGTTCGCAACCGACAAGAATCACGGCAAAAGTGCTTCCGAAGCAGCCTGCCGATTCATCAATGCTCAAAAGTAGGCCCTATGACCCCGGAATTACAGCTTTTCCAGTCTTTGTTCGAAGTCCTCAAAGAACAGCGCAAGGATATCCGCTGGGGCGGGTTCTTGCGATTGTTGAGACGTTGCTGACTTCATCCTTGTTTGCGCTGTTTCTGCTTGCGATCCGGCGGCAGTTCAGGCGGTAGGGGAGCGCGGAAAGAGGGACACTATGAAATCTCGATTCTTTCTTTGGCTGATTATTTCGTCCCTAATCATCCCAGCGCCCGGCGCATGGGCACAGCAGAGCGCGTCGCCAACATCTGATCAAAAGAGGGTCGCCGTCATCAAACAGCAAGCAGCCAATGGCGACGCTACGGCGCAATACGTCCTGGCGGCGATGTACAGCAGCGGGACGGGTGTGCCCCAGGACCGCGCTCAAGCCGCGACTTGGTTTCGCAAGGCGGCTGAGCAGGGCGATGCCTCGGCGCAAGAGAGACTTGGGTCTTTGTATGAATACGGCAAAGGTGTGTCACAGGACTACGCTCAAGCGGCAGCTTGGTTTCGCAAGGCGGCTGAGCAAGGCGACGCTGACGCGCAATGGATGCTCGGGGCTTTGTATGATGAGGGCCAAGGCGTGCCCCGAAACTACGCTCAGGCTGCGCTCTGGTATCGCAAGGCTGCCGATCAGGGAGATGCGGATGCGCAGGCCAGCCTAGGGGACTTGTACTACATAGGCGACGGTGTGCCCCAAGACTACGCTCAGTCTGCGCTCTGGTTTCGCAAGGCTGCTGAACAGGGCAACGCTCACGCGCAGAAGAGCCTTGGGGATTTGTACAGGGACGGGGAGGGTGTGCCCCAGGACCACGCTCAAGCCACAACTTGGTATCGTCAAGCCGCAACCTGGTATCGCAAGGCTGCTGAAAAGGGAGACGCATACGCGCAGGAGATGCTTGGGGATTTGTACAGCAGCGGGACGGGTGTGCCCGAGGACGACGCTCAAGCCGTAACCTGGTACCGCAAGGCCGCTGAGCAGGGAAACCGTAGCGCGCAGTCAATACTTGGGCATTTGTACAGCGACGGCGAGGGTGTACCCCAGGACTACGCACAAGCGGTTTTTTGGTATCGCAAGGCGGCTGAACAGGGAGACGATTTCGCGCAATACAAGCTTGGGGTTTGGTACAAGGATGGTCAGGGTGTACCCCAAGATTACGCTGAAGCCTACTTTTGGCTTAATCTAGCGGCCGCGCGCGAGTCGCCAATCCCACTCGCTGCGGGGCGGCGAGATGAAGTCGCGTCACACATGACTCCCGCGGACCTATCCCGCGAACAGGAACGAGCGCGGAAGTGGTTTGAGGCGCATCAGGCGAAGCCATAATCGCTATTTTTCCCAACCCCTCGAAACTGCTTAATTGGCCTTAACCTAGCGAAGGCCGTTTAGGGGCTGCGCGTGGCGCTTGCGCTCTCTGTCCTCGCTTCACCTGTGCGGCGGGCTGGGCCACGAGGGGTAGGTTTCGGGACGCGGCAACAACCATGCTGGCTTCCCGATTTTTTGTCCTGTAGCATCGCAACATGGCAATCAAGGACGCTATTTGCTTCGGATGCGACACTGTTCAGCTGATCGATGCAACGCTGTCCGAAGCGCGTTGCAATTGCGGGGGGAACATGCGCCCCCTTTTGAGCCTTGAAGCTTTCCGCACTGGGCGATTGGCTCATCGGCTTGCGGGCGGGTATTATGTCCATTCCTCGATCATTGATGTTGCGGAGAGCGTTGATCGTAGCCAACCTATTAATTGGACTAATACGCGCGAGGTAGAGCGCAAGGACGGCACTAAGCACGTTTTCGCGTTCGACCACTATCTCCGCGAAGCTTTCGAGAACTTGAAAACAAAAGATGACTTAGATCGTGTTTGGCTAGTCGGGGGATTAATAACGCTTGCTGATGCTCTCGATAAAAATCAATACTTTGATAGGGCTCCGCACCTAGAACTTGTCAGACATCTTCGGAATGGCGTCGCTCACGGTGGATTCCGAATTGATCGCCCAGCCCAGTTGGCTAGGCATCCCGCAAACAACTTTTCCGCTTCAGTCAGATCACCAGTAGGAACTATGTTCGAAATCACGCCAACCACTCAGGGTGCAGTGTTTGACTTTATGGGCGCTGCTGATTTCATTGACCTCTTCATGTCAGTCGAGGTTCATCTGCTTTCGCTTGCGGTGACGCACTAGGTTTGCAAACTTTAAGAGATTCGCGGCAGAAGTTGCCCGTTGAAAAGACAGGCTTTTTTCGCCGCGTAAATCTGTCTCGAAAATGTCCTGCAAAGGGTAAGTTTTGACCCACTACCGCTGCCCCGTGTTTTCAAGGGCTTGCATGGGTCAAATGTCAAGGCCATACAGCATCAGTATAGGAATCAAACTCCGCGGAGCCTGCGGGCGCCGGCGGTCCTGGCTGAACGCGCGACTCCGCCGACTACGGACCGGCTTGCGCCTGTCTTGATGACACGGGTGGGCATCGCGGCCAGTCCGGTCTTTCGTACGGGCTTCTTGATCTGTGCGGAGAAGGGTTTCATGGTTCTGTCCTACCGAATGCGACAACAGCGCGCCGGTGGTAGGCGCGCTGTCGGTTGGTGCTCCTAACTGTTGTGGGTTAGGCCGCCCTCGACCGGTTCTTGATGTTGAAGCCGACGGTGGTCCGGTTCTGGCGTGCTGAGACGACGAAGTTGGTGGGGCCGTCCTCTTCGTCGAGAATGATCGCAGCCATCGCCTGGCGGTTGAGGTTGTAGCCGCGGCCTTCATGCCACCGATCTGCCGCCGACAGCGACGGGCAGGTGTAATGCATGATGCCACCGTCGTCCTCAAGCACTTCGCCATGGGTGTGTCCGGTGACAAATATCTGATGGTCGGTCTGGGCCCATTCCTGGCGGCGTTCATTGGCCATCAGGGTGGGCAGGTCAGACAGGTTGACATCGTTGCCGTGGGTGGCGCCGATCAGCGTGTTGTCGCAGACGTAGTAGTTGCGGCTCATCAGGCTGTCGACTATCTGCACGTCGTCGTCTTTGCGGTACCAAGCCTGCAGGTACTTCATCAAGGCAATGTCGGAGTGGTGATCGTGGTTGCCGGGGCAAGGAAGAAGCACGATTGGTGCGACCTGACGAAGCCAATCGCAGAACTCGACCTTGAACTCGAGGCCTTCACTGAGGATCATCTCGGGTGTGCCGTCCAGATCCTGAGGCGTGCCGCGCGTGGTGCTGCCGAACTGATTGTCCACATGGAACCAGTCGGAACCGAAGGGAACGACGATGCGAGTGGGGCGGCCACGCGCCACCAGACTGTTCAGGATGTTCTCGGTGTGGAACTTCAGAAGCTCCTTACAACTCTGCCGTGTGTAGCTGTGGCCGGCTTCGTCGAACCAGGATCCCTTTCCATAATGGAAGTCCATCGGCAGGAACACGGCCGAGAAGGGCCTCGACGCACGAATGATGTTCACCAACTGCGGACGGTAGTCTGGAACGAAGCGGTTGGCCCAGTCGTCGACAACCCGTGACACCGAATGCTCAAAGTTGTCCCACAAGGCAGCCCGTTTCTTGATCTCCTTCCAGGACTTCTCGTTCATGGCGGTGAAGACCGCCCGGCGCTTCATGTTGTAGAGATCTTCAACCAGGTCGTCGGTGGTCCGCTCGATCAGCTCTTCGGCTGAGAAGGGTTCCTTGTCGTGGGTGATGCCGTGGATGTGCAGATACTGGATCAGCCAGGCTCTGGGCATGCCGAAGTCGCGCGCAATCTCATTCAGGGTGGAGCTCTTCCCAACCATGTTGGAATAGGCTTCACAGATAGCGCGGTGCTCGGCGCCGGAGGTCACGATCGGCTCGCCCACGCCGCGGATCACCGTGATGTAGCGATCCTGATCCTTGTTGTACCAGTACCGTTGGCGGATGTCGTTGCCCACCACCTTGGAGAGCAGCCACTGCCGTCCATTGACGGAAGTAGTGGGCTGCGCATCCGATTTCGACAGATCCTCAGCTTCTGCCTCAGCGGTGGTCTTGAAGGTTCCAATGTCGACAGGAGAAGGGGAAGGCTTTGCGGCGGAAGCACCATGATGCCCTACACGCTTGTCTTTCCTGCCTGTAGGGTTCGCCCTGCGCTCGACTGTGTCAGGAGAGCAGTTGTACTTCTTGGCGATCTGTTTGACGTTCAACCCAGTCTTGAATTCGGCTGCAACCTGCTCGCTGGTGATGCTTGCCCTTGGTCTGCCGCGTCCTGACATTCTTACCTCTTGGGGGATTCACCAGGCCAACCTTTCAGTTGGCCCGGCGAGTACGGGTGGATTTGGGTCCATCTCCGTGTGGGGATCCGTCTAATCCTCGTTGCTTGACTTGATCGCTCTGAGCCGGTCGGCTCGTGCTGATTGCTTGCTGGCGATGTCCTTGCCAGACCCCTTGCCTTCCGCCTTCTCCCTCTTCCACTTCTGCTCAGGAGTCAGCATCCAATCTTTCAAGATCATTCTGCGCTGGGTCTGCAGTGTTACCAAAAGCTCGACGTTCGGGTGGATGACTTTCTCCCAGGAGATAGGAAGGAATGTCTCTGGGTGAACATCCTTGGGATTGGTCACCGTGAGGCGAGCTTCATCTCCTTTGCTCAGGATGTGCAGCGAACGCTGCATCTGAAGATCGATCCAGCAGAGATCGGAAATAGCGACCCGGTCAGATTCCTTCGCCAGGACCGGGTCGGTGGAAAGCTCTCTGCACCAGGCGTTGAAACGCTCTTCGACAATCAGGCGTTCAACGGGACACATCTTGTCCGCCGGGGCCTTGTGCATCCGGAGCAAGGGACACTTCGACGAGTACGGACACTTGTCCTCGTCCGCTACATTCTCCTGGTTGCCGGGACACATGAGCACAGCGCCGGCTGCTGGACCAAGAATCCGCAGCGCAGTCTGGTAGTTGTCGAGTTCTTGCTTTTCCTCAACAGTGAGGCCGAGGTCCTCGCTGGTGGCGAGGAGGCCATTCACATTCTCGGTGGGGACGGGGAAAAGGGCCAGGTCTTCCGAAATCGGAATAAGACCAGGAGTTGCCATACATACCTCCCTAGTATAGGGATTATTGCGGGCAGTTAGTCCATTGAGTGGAAGGCTCTTATAAAGAGGAACTCGCCGGCGGGAACCGGCGAGTCGGGGCAGTGCAGATTACTTCTTTGAAAGAGTGGCGGGCGGCGGTGCTTGGGAAGCGGGAGGATCGGTGGCGGCCTTGACAGCTTCGGCTGGAGCATCGGAAACGATCGTCAAAGTCTTGAAATCCAGGTGGTGGCCAGGATGATCGGCGATGATCTGCTCAGCCAGCTTCTCGCCATCCTGATTGACCGAGTCTTCCTCGCGCTGGAGGTCCACCTTGTGCTGGGTGTAAAGGCTCAGCTTGAGCTTGAGATTCTCGATCTTGAGATCCTCGACCTCGCTGGGCTTGACCGGCGCCGTCGAAGGTTGAGCCGGCGCGGAGGCCGCGGGTGCAGGCTTCTGCGCGATCGCCGGAACAGCCAGCAGCAGAAGGAACAGAATTGAAAGCAGTGTTTTACGCATTGGTGCCTTTCTTCGAGACGGGTTCATCTGCCTGTAGTGTGGATGGCAAGCGGGGAGATACCAAAGGCCCGCTTGGCACTGACCAGGACGACAGGTGCAGGCTGCACGATCGGGCGCTGGGCCTTGATGCGGTCGAGCGCGCGGTCGAAGTCGAAGCCGCAGGTGTAGAGATAGGTCGCAACCAGCACCGGAGACCGGCTGATGCCAGCGTGGCAATGGGCCAGGACGGTGCCTCCGCCGAGAAGCGCACGGCGGATCCAATCGACAGCCGAGTAGAGCTTCTGGACATCCCAGTCGTGGCCGTCGAGCTGGTCCATCTGGATGATACTGGTGACGCATCTGGACGGAATCGTGAGCGGTTCAGTAGTGCAGTTGCAGATGTGGGTGATGTTGTGTGGGTTGCCGGACCTGAGGTCCTCAGCGTCCTTGAAGCCGCCCAGAAAAAGGCGGTCAAGGACTTTGGTGAGCGGGAAGGTGTTGCGATAGCCGGTTTGATCGAGGGGCACGGATTCTTCCTAAGGGTTGTGGAACGGGAGGTCTGCGCTTGCGCGCCATTCCTCCCGTCTTGTACTGAGGCTTGGAATGAGGAACAAAGACGGGAGAGATACAACTGAGAAAGGGCCTCTGGCGTACAGAGAGCAACCCTAGATAGGAAAGACCCGGTGCTCGGAAACATCGGAAAGCGCCGGCGGAACGTGGATCAGACAGCGGTGGGTCCGCATCAGCATATCCTTCCCGAAGGCAACCACCCACTCGGCGACCTGGTCGCACTGGACAGCTTCGTGGTTCTTGTACTCGCACATGGGAGCCACATCACGATCCCAGCAGCCTTCGATGGTTCCAGGCCGGTGGCAGAGTGCGACGTACTTGCCGGCCTTGCGGCGCAGGCGGTATTCCGGCGCCTCGGTATCGTGGCAGTAGAAGCAGAACAGCGGCGTGTCCGGTGGCACCAGGACGGTGCGGAAGCTGGCGGCCGTTGCCGCAGCGAGATCGGTCAGCTCTGCAAAAAGATGACCGAACGGCGGATCGCTGAACAGGTCTGCCGGCGTCTCCACAGCATGAACACCCTGCTGGGTGACGGCGGGATTGTTTGAGTTCTCGAGCACTACACCACCTCCGCAGCAGCGAGCAGCTTGACGCCAGTGAGAACGAAGTCGGTCATGCGCAAGCCAGCTTCGAGTTCCCGGTTGAGGATGTACTCACGGACTCGATCCACTGACACCTGGGCATCAGGACCGCCGAGAACGGTGACGGTGTCGGCAACCACCCGGGCGTTCTCCAGGCTGGGGTCATGGACCTCGCCACAATCGGGGCACTTCAAATCTTCTTCGGTGATCAGTTCAGCCGGCATTTTGGCTTCAAAGTCAACTGCCCAGATGCGGTCCGCTGTGGACACATTGTCGGCTGCAAGCAGCTTGGCGATGTCGATGGCTGTGGTGGGGTGGGCGCTCAAATGAATTCTCCTGTGGCCGGTTCCCGGCCTCATGTTGAGAATGCGATTCAAGGGCAATGTACCAAAGGGAGGGCAGGCTATTCTCGGTTGGACCCTGCTGCTTTGAGTAATACTCAATATAAGAGTAGCTCTATAAGAGCTACTCTCTTTTAAGTGTAAACTCAATAGTAAGTATTACTTACAATTAACAATTGAGTGAAACTCACTATTAAGAAGCATCGCACCTCGACCGGCAGGTGTCAAAGGTTCAAAGGGTTTTTGGGTCAGAATAGATGCCAATCTAAGGGGTTCACCCTACTGGACAGATCTGTGAGTAGACCTCAAGCATTGAGTATCCGCCCACCCATCCCCAGTTCCGCCGGCCCCCTTCCCTCCCCGGGCAAAAAAGAACCCCGTCCGAAGGCGGGGTTCCAGGGGTTTGGATAGTGGGTCTGCTTCCGAGGTGCAGACCAGACGCCCGGAACCTGTAACGGAAGATCGATAGATCTCTCAGTGAGCGCTACGAGCTGTTGGTGCCAGTGAGAAGATTATGGGGTTCATGAACCCAATGAGGCAAGAAGTCGGCCCGGCTTAGAAAGCCGATGCTTTATTGCGTGCCTACCTGCCCCGAATGATGGCAGCGTGGCTCAACCTCGCCGGGCAAAAAGCTCTCGGCTATTCCGGGGCAGGTTGGAGAAAAACAGATTCTTACCCTACCAAAAGACTGCAAAACAAAGTTATGATGACTTTGGGGCGGTCACGCGCCGCCCTGGGGTGTGGAAACCCCGAATACGACAAAGGCACGTCGCAAGACGTGTGATCTCCCTTGCCTTTGGGTCGGGGAGCCTGTGACGTATGTCCAGGCTTCGCGGCTAAAGGTCACAGGAGCCGTGTCGTATCGGCTTTCCAACTCCCCGACCACGGGTTTAAGGGCCGTTTGCGGGGGCGCACCGCAAACGTTTTTCCCTGGCCTCGTTCGAGGAGTTGAGTTGATTCCTCCTGAAGACCAACACGAGCCGAGCGGCGCGGTCGAGATCGATTACAAGTTCCTGGCAGAGAACTGCGCCGATATTCTGTGCAGCGTTGGCGCGGATCATGCGATTCGCTACGTGTCCCCTTCTGCTCTCGACACTCTCAACTGGGACCCCGGCGAGATGATCGGCAAAGATTTCGACGAGTTCGTATTTTCCGAGGACCTTGCGGTCCTCGAAGATATTGCCACGGGCAGCGCCGAGGATGGCGCTGCCTATTCCCACGTGAGAGTGCGGCTGTTGAAGAAGGACCAAACCCCGGTTTGGACCAGCATCAATACCCGGTGTGTGCGCGATCCGGTGAACGGCGAGCCCCGCGTCTACGTTTTGTCCATGCGGGACATCACCGGCCGCAAGGTGCTGGAGGAGAAACTGTCCGCCCTGGCCATGACGGACGCTCTCACCGGGCTCTGGAATCGTCGCGCTTTCGACCAAAGCCTTAGAAGGGAATGGAAACGAACGGTCCGCGAGGAATCGCAACTGTCCCTGCTGCTACTCGATATAGATCATTTCAAGCCGTTCAATGACCGGTACGGGCATCCTGTCGGGGATGTTTGTCTGTGCACGGTTGCTTCCGCCATCAGCGACTCCGTGCGCGCTTCAGATATTGTCTGCCGCTGGGGTGGGGATGAGATGGCAATCATCCTTCCCGCTACAGAGGGGCTCGGTGCGTTCAGGGCCGCTGAAAAAGTGCGCTCTGCCATCCAGACCTTACGCTTTCGCTCGAATAAGAATTCCGGTGATTGGGTGTCGGTGACCGCAAGCATCGGTGTTGCCACTACAATGCCCCAGCCGGATGGAACGATCACGACACCTCCAGACCTGCTCCTGGCAGCCGACAGGGCTTTATACAAGGCAAAGCGTGAGGGGCAGAACCGGGTGGCGACGGCCCTGCCCGCTGCTCCGGCGGCGTAGGCAGCGGGCGTGAAGCCCGCATGTGAGGAGCCAAAATGTATTCAAGGGATGGGCGGTTCTGCGAAAAGACCGCCCAACGGCACCGACGGCCTCTGACCCCCAGGTCTGCTTGAAGCCGCCGGTGCCGCTTAATTTTATTGAGGTCGTTGCTCCCCAAGAACGGTTAGAGCACATCGGGCTCCACCTCTGTGAAGTCTGTCGGCGCAAGCCGTAGACTAAAGGGGTCCGATGCTTTGTGCCTTTATATATGTATCCTTTATCTCATACAAGGCATGAGGGTTACATCCCATACATCAGCGTTCGAGGTTCTCAATTAGCGCGAAATCGCCTTCCCACTCAGGGAGCGGTGCAGGAGGGCGTTGTGGAAGAGACTCCAATTCTCGAGTTGCGGTCGAGTGCAGGACACGCCGGAAACTGCTCTACTACCGGAGTTTGACATGAGCGAAGTTTATGCGTTCTTGGCTGCCCACTCCTGGGCGGTGTACCGGGTCATAGGGGGTCCGTTGTAGGCAGCCAAGCCCTGGGTTTGGCAGATCTCCTGGCACTCGTTGCTGAAGCGCACCATGACATCGGCATGCTTGCCTGTGGCGTGGAGAACCGTGCCGTCGCTGAGGACGACCTTGAACTCGACGATCGTGGGCTTGGATCCTTTTGGCACCTCAGTTGTGGGAGCAGGAGCGTTCAGGGTATGCTGCTGGCGCAGTTGGAGGGCCTTCCGTACGAGATCGCCGGCAGTAAACTTCGGTGCCTGCGGTGCTACGACTGCCGGTGCCGCCGCGGGCTCAGTTTTCGCCGTCGGCTTGACCGGCGCCGGCTTGGCCTTCGCCGTGGCTTTCTTGGGTTGGTTCTTGAGAGGTGGCATTGGGTTGTTGCTCCTTCTTGGCCCTGTGGGCATTGAACTCGGCGTCGAGTTCGGTGGTATCGAAGAGATCGATCTTGTTGAGAGAGATGCCAGTCAGCATTTGGCTTACCTCGTCGCGGCCGGG